TTAAACTCGGCGCCGGCGAAGGCGTGATCGGAGACGTTATTACTTTACCGGTTGGGGCGGGAACCGTCGCTGGACACCAGGTCGTAGCCGAATGGTTCATTCCAGATTTTTACCTCCGGAATGAAGCCAAGGCGTCTCCATCCAACACGATCATAATGGAGGTGGTGGGGGATTCTATGTTCCCGACATACGCTCCAGGAGACAGGGTGATTGTTGACCTCTCGCAAAACAAGCATGTCTCCGACACGGTGTATGCCATCAGCGCCGGGCACACTGAACCCCAGATCAAGCGGCTGGTCTATGTGCCACTGAGCGACCCTCCGCAGGTTAAGATCATCTCTGACAACACCAGCGTTGAAGCTTTCACCGTAGAACTCGAGCAATTGACCATCATCGGCCGCATTTGCGGCCACATAGCCCGGCGGTAGGTAAGTATTTCATGCGCTGCGCCTTAGAAAGCGCTCGTCGCGCGTTCTAATGTCAGCCACGACGATACCGACCACTAATGCCTGAAATTTCTCTCGACTGAGGCGGAGCGCCCGCCCGCGCTTCTCCTGCGAGAGAAGCAACCCCCCTCGCCCGTCGAAGGTATTGCTGACACGGAAAAGGTCCAGCCGAACACCGACGTCGACGAGATAAATACCCTCCCCTTCATACTCTGTGACGGGCGCAAGGAGCGCGTAATCGCGCCCCCCTCGAAACGTGGGTTCCATTGCATCTCCGGTAACCGCGTGTACGCGGAAACGGCTAGATAGAACCTCCTCCGGCGCCACCACCGGAAAAGTCAAATTGTGCATTCTGCCCTCGTGATTGATTGTCACACCCCAGCATCAGGATGCGCCTGCAAGTTATCCCGTCGGTTGCATTTGGCGAGGGCAATATTCCGGCTCGTACTTTGTGGATTGTCATAAAACCTTCACGAGAGTGGTTGGTCGGGGAACGCTGTGTGACAGCCCTCATCGTCTCCACAAGAAAGAACCCCCTGTTTTAGCCGGGCCCGCCTCGTCAAAAAAGCGGCCGGCAGCAACGACTGTCACAATTCCCCTCTCGAACGACTCGATTTTCACAATTTATGCCGATCCTTCACGCGCCGTTATCCGGCCGCGATTTCCCACCTTCGAAGCACTGAAATAGGAAATGTCCCACTTTTCTCTTTACAAGTGGGAAACTTCCTACTATCGTTTCTTTCATCAACACACGGCCACGCCGGGAGATGAAAGCGATGAGCATCCAAGCCGTAATCCAGAGCATCAAATCCAACGCCGCCTGCCTGTCGCACGCGATGCGTTGCGACCCGTCGGACGCAGACGCGCAGGCCGCGCTCAAGGATTTCCTGCAGCGCACCTATTCCGACCTGGCTTCCCTTGCGTGGCACCTGGGCGCCGACGGCGACGTCTTCCAGCGCGAGGCCGTGCCAGCATCCGAACTCGTCGATGACGTCTATTTCGCGATCAACCGCGAGAAGGAATTCGAGGCGCCGGCCTACCGCCAGCCCTACTCCACGCTGAACCATTCCCAGCAGGGGATCGCACGATGAGCGCGAAGTATCACACGAAAACCCCGCTCCTGATCTCTGTCGCTGGCCTCGATGTCGAGCTCGATCTGGTGATCACCTACAGCGTGAGCCGGTATCGCGCGGCAACGCTCACACAGCCGGAGGAACCGCGGTCGGTCGAGATCGAAAACATCCGCACCTTCCGCTGCGGGTTTGAGCAGCCTCTCCCAGGCTGGCTGGATGATGCAATCTCAGACAGCGACGGCTTCAAGGCTCACCTTCTGCAGGAAGCGGCCGATAAGGACGCTGCAGCAGCAGAGGACGCAGCCGAGTACCGCCGCGAGATGAGGGCCGGGCTATGAGAGCCGGGATCGTCTGCGAAGAAGTCGGCTGGGACGCCGGCGCGATCTGCGGTCGCAAGGGCTGCAAGGGCATCATCGAACAGCATTCGACCGAGGAAAGCTGCTCATGCCACATCAGCCCGCCTTGCGGCAAATGCACCACGCCGCGTGAATACTGCGAGGAATGCGGCTGGGAAGCGGTCGACGATCTGGTCGTCCAAGCCGAAGGCACGATCTATTTGGCTCCTATCCCGCATGCAGAGAAGGTCCGGCGCGTCTTGGACCCGTCCAAGATTGATTACACGATCAGCATGCATAGCAGCAGCTCGCAGAAGGTCGAAGGCGTCTATCCGCCCGGTACCACGCGTGGGGAAGTCGCGGCTCGTGTTCAAGGCACCTTCGGCGGCCGGTTTGAGCGCTTCGGCGACGGCAAGTTTACCTACATCGCGTACACGGACTGAGGGCGGCCATGAACAACGTCACACGCCCTGTCTCCTACGCCTGCGACCCTGCGCACCGCTACTGCGAGTGCGGACGCTGCGACCTCCCGCCGGCGCGCAACATCGATCTGGACGCGGTCGCCAATCTGAACCGCGCCACCTCCGCAACCGCCATGTGCCTGATCCTGATCGCCCTCGTCCTCGGCATTTTCGCCGTGGGCCTTTGGAGGACGGAACAGGTGCACAAAGCAATTGTCGCCGAAAGGAATGTCTGATGGCCATGCCAGACCTTGACTTCAACCTTCATCGCCAGACGGAGGCGGCAAAGTCGCTCCTGTCCAGCCTTCGCGACCAAGGCGTTGGCGATGACGCCGAACTGGTCGCCGACGTGATCGAGGGCGAGACAAGTCTTTTCGAGGCTGTCGCCGAAGGCGTCAACGAACTTGACGAGTGCGACATTCAGGAAGCAGGGCTGAAAGCCAAGATCGCGGAACTTGAAGGGCGTCTCAAGTCGGTCGGGAACCGTAAGGATCGGATCAGAGCTCTGATCGAGCAGGCGATGCTGGCGACCGATCAGCTTTCGATGAAGCTGCCGACGGCAACGCTGTCGCTCACGAAACGCGCTGCCGCCCTGATCGTCACCGACGAGGCCGATATTCCGGCGAAATACTGGCTCGAGCAGCCGCGCCCCGCGCCGAAGCTCGACAAGAAAACCCTCACTGCCGACCTGCGCGACGGCGGCGCCGCCATCCCCGGCGCCACGCTCGACAACGGCTCGTTCTCTCTCACGGTCCGGAGGAAGTGACCATGAACGCTATCACCCGCTACGACATGACGCCTAAGCAGATTGCGCTCGTGAAGGCCACGGTCGCAAAGGACTGCAACGACGAAGAGTTCAACCTCTTCTGTGAAGTCGCACGCGCGAAAGGCCTCGACCCGTTCCTCGGGCAGATCATTCCGATGGTCTTTTCAAAGGGCGACGCTGAAAAGCGGAAAATGACGATCATCATCACCCGCGACGGCCAGCGCGTCATAGCGCAGCGATGCGGCGACTACCGGCCGGCGAGCAAGCCGACACAGTTCGAAACCGACAAGGCCCTGGTTTCGCCGACGAACCCGCTCGGCATCGTCTCCGCGACCGTCTATCTGTGGAAGCGAGATCCGAAGTCGGGCGAATGGTTCGAAGTCGTCGGCCAAGCCTATTGGGATGAGTTCGCGCCTATCAAACGCAAAGCCGCTGGTGGGTATAAGTGGGAAGATACCGGCGAGGTCTGGCCAGACAGCGGCAAGCCGAAGAAAAGAAAGGTTCCCGTCGGCGAAGAAACCGAAGTTCTTGACGACTCCGGCAACTGGTGCCGGATGCCGCGCCTCATGATTGAGAAGTGTGCGCAGATGCAGGCGTTGCGCGCCGGCTGGCCGGAGCAGTTCACCGGCACCTACGATGAAGCCGAAATGGACCGCGCCAAGGTTCTCGACCTCACCGCCTCCGAAGTCGTCGAGAAGGAACGCGAGGATCACCGCATGCGAGTGATCGGCGCCGACAACTCCATCACCGTCACCTGGGGCGACAATTGGGCGCTTGAAAATGTGCCGGTCGGGAAGTTCGCCGATGAGGTCATGCGCTTCATCAACGAATCCACGCCGGAGACCGTCGCGAAGTGGCAGGACGCGAACCGCGAGCCGCTGAAGCGGTTCTGGGCTTTGCAGCCGGGTGACGCGCTCGCGCTCAAGAAGGAGATCGAGGCGGCAATTGCCCGCAAGCCGAGCCGGCCGGCGAAAGGCCCGTCCGATGCCGAGCTCCGCAACCATGTTTTGGCGGCGGGGTGAGCCATGGCTGAACATCTTCTTCTCAAGTGGGGCACTCTCAAGGGTTGGGACTTGGAAAGCGACGCCAGCATGGGCGCTCTTCGGAAATATGCTGACGGCGGCATTTCCCCCAGCGCGATGGCTCAGCGTGACACCGAGGCGCAAAAGCAAGCTCTGTGCGAGCTGATCGACGCCGTTGATGGCGAGATCGTCAACGATTGGACCGGCGAGACCATGACCAAGGACGAGGCGAAGAAATACGTCATGGAGTGGGACCGATCATGAGCGGCCCGATCCTTCTCACCTGGAACGGCGAGGCCTTCGAGCCGGCAAACCGGCACTGGGCCCGCGAATGCGACAAGCGTTTCGTGGTCGGCGAGTTCTACACCCTCGCCGAGCACAACGACCGGAGCATGAACAGCCACCGGCATTATTTCGCTGCGGTCACCGATGCCTGGCGCAATCTGCCGGAACAGTATTCCGGGTTGCCCTTTGCCGAATCTGCCGAGCACCTGCGAGCCTATGCGTTGATCCGGACCGGCTACTGCGACGCGCACACGATCGTCTGCAGCACGAAGGCGGAGGCGGCGCGGATGGCAGCGTTCATCCGCCCGATCGACGCATTCTCCGTTGTCGACGTGAAAGAGGCGACCGTCACCCGGTATGTGGCGAAAAGCCAGTCCATGAAGGCCATGGGCAAGCAGGAATTTCAGGAAAGCAAGACGGCCGTTCTAGACTTCCTCGACGATCTGATCGGAGTCGAGCGCGGCACTACGCAACGAAACGCAGGAGCCGCAGCATGACCTTCACCATCGACCTCACTCAGACCGTCAGCAAGGAAGTGAAGTATCTGAAAGCCGAATGCGGCGTCCGGTACTGGGAAGACGGCGAAGTCAATGGGGCGACCGACGACGAAGGGACACTGATCCCGCTCCGCGTTGGTGATGCATGGTGCCCGACTATCGACCTCACGACCGGTGTTATCCAGGATTGGCCTGAAGGCACGACGGCAGACGTTCATTACAAGGTCTGCGACGACGGGAAGTATCAGCTTCTCGACGCCGACAAGAACGTTGTCCGACAGATCGAAGGCTACGTTCCGAAGATCATGTCTCCCGGCGGGAGCGGCTATGGCGATTACGTCATCATGACCATCGGCACGGACGGGCAGATCGTTGGCTGGCGCGTCAACCTCGACGGCTTCGAGGAGGAAGCGGAATGAACAACCCGCGCGTCAACCGCTACCTCAAAGACAAGGCCATGGATCACATCGACCATGCGCTAGGCCGTCCGGTCGACCCGCTCGGCGAGACCTATCGCAACCACTTCGCGACCGATGCTGGCGGCAAACAAGCCCAACAGTTCGCCGCATCTCCGAATTGGGAAAAGGTCGGACAGCGCGATGACATGGCATTCTTTGCCGTGACCGACATCGGCAAGTGGGCTCTGAAAGATCACCTCAAGGCGATCGGCGATCCGTGGGCGCCATACGCAGTCACGTGGGAAGGTCACACCGTCATCATCGCTGCGAAGTCGATCGGCAACGCGAGATACAGCACGTACCTCGATGTCAGCGACAGCTATTCCGAATTGCGTTTCGTGGATTTCGTGCGCGAGGCCAAGGTGCGGAGGGCCGCATGAGCGACAGCAAGCACACTGCCCTGCCGTGGAAGGTCGTAAGCGAACCCAACTTCGATAACGGAAACGTCTACACGTCAATTCAGCCAGTCAACGTTGATGAAGAGGCCATGAAGCCTTTAGCCATGATGGGTGGCGAGTTTCATGTCTGCCGGATGAGCCACACGGCTGCGCCCTGGCGGCTCAATTACCACCGCGATAATGCGGCCTTCATCGTCGAGGCCTGTAACTCGTACTATGAGACGCGTGACGCCATCGTCGCCCAGGATGCCGAGATTGCGAAGCTCCGCGCTCTGCTATCGCGCGCCGAGGAATACGTCATCGACGGCGTAACCACTGCTAAAGAACAAGCGGAGATGAATGCGCCCTACCCGGCCCGTGCGCCCCGCTTCAACGCCGCGCTTGCCGAGGCTCGCCAACTTCATGCGGACATTACCGCAGCCTTGAAAGGCGGTGCGGCATGACCGGCGCGGTTCGCTACTTCCACGGTGGATTCGGCGGGCTCGCCGTCGGCCAGTTCGTTCTTCCACCTGCAAAGACTCGAGCGCCGTCTACCGCTCGCTTCGGAGCGGCCGGCGTTTGCAACACCAGCAAAGTCTATGTCTGCACAGACATGGACGGTGCGCTGGTTTACGCCTGCATGCACTTCTCCGGCCGCGGCAAGGTCTACGAGGTCGAGCCGATCGGCGAGTTGACGCCAGATCCTGATGCAAGGGTACCGGGCATTTCCTTCGAGTGCGACAAGGCGCGCGTGCTGCGCGTGTTCCGGGTTCCCGGGAAGACGATCAAGCAGGTGCAGCGTGAAATGCTTCGGGAGGCGATATGAGATCGGTTCCTGAGTGGATCGGCAAGACCGACGACGAGAAGGTGCCGCCACGCGTCCGCCTCCGGCTCTTCGAAAAATACGGCGGCGTCTGCCAACTCTCGCAGCGGAAGATCATGGCCGGCGATGCCTGGGACCTCGACCATATCAAAGCCCTCTGGCGCGGCGGAGAGCACCGGGAAAGCAACTTGCATCCGGTCCTGAAGCAGCCGCATCGCGAGAAATCGGCCGAAGAGCAGACGGTTCAAGCCAAGTGCGACCGCGTCAGGAAGAAGCATTTGGGGATCTGGCCTCAGAGCCGCGCGAAGATCAAAAGCCGAGGTTTCGGCAGAACGAGGGACATATGAGCGAACGCGCCCTAATTGAGAAAATCGCCCAGGTAGCCAACGCCGTCGGCTGGCAAGCCGGTGAGCCGGCCATGGAACTCGCCGGACAGATCGTTTCCGTCCTCGCCGCGAATCCCGAGCACATCGACCGATTCATGAAAGAAGGCTCCGGCCTTTTCCTCGACGGCACGTTCAATGCTGAAAACGGATGCCTCACCTATCGCTCGATCGGTGGCGACGTCCTGTCGCCGGCCGTCCTTCGCCAGCAAAAAGGAATGCAGCAATGAGCACTCGTCTGATACAGGATCTCCATGCTGGTATCAGCCGCCGTGACTGGTCGGCCGTTGAGATGGCTGCGAACCGTCTGCGCGACGACGTTGAGGAAATGCGTCGCATCTTGGCCGGTACGGCGATTTCGAGCCTGCCGAACGATTATCCTCTTCCCCGCTTGGCTACGGATGCTCTCTCTACCGCCTCACCACCAGAGACCAGTGCATGCGTTCTGTACGGTCCCTACGGCTACCTCAACGGCCATCGCGCCCTGCCCGAGGACACGTGGACCGTTGAGGACGATACGATCAAGAATAGCGATGAGTATTTCTCCATCCCGCTATACGCCAAGGTCGAGCCGGTCTTTCCGGTTTCCTACTCCGAACCTCGATCGACACCAGAGCCGGTAAGCATGGTGGAGGGGGAAGCCGCAGAGATCATCCGAGGCTTTTTGTCATGCCCTGAGATCGCAGATTGCGCGCCGGAGGATTTGGACAACGAGACGCGAGACCTTGAGCGCCGCGCCCGTCGTTTCCTCGCCTCCCCGCCTTCAGACGGCGAGTTGGTGCGGATGCGGGAACGGGTGCAGGAGCTAGAGGCGGCGCTGAAACCATTTGCCGATTGCGCCGATGAAATCGACTACGGTGACAAAGAGCGTGACGAGCCAACCCCGGATGACGAGTGGGCCAAATTCAGGCTGCTTGTCGGCGATTACCGCCGCGCCCGCGCCGCCCTTTCCGCGAAGGAGGCCGTATGATGGTAGACACGCTCGACATGTTCGCAACCGAGACAAAGTCCTCGGCTATCATTTCAGAATGTGGAGCCTACCGGTACCGCCTCGATCGGCAGTGGGATCCGGAGAAGGCTAAGGTCGCCTTTCTCATGCTAAATCCTTCCACGGCCGACGCCAGCCAAGATGACCCGACAATTCGCCGGTGCATCGGCTTCGCGAAGGCGTGGGGATTCGGCGGCGTGATCGTTGGCAACCTCTTTGCGCTTCGCTCCACCGATCCGAAGGCTCTGTACAACCATCCGGACCCGATCGGGCCTGACAACGATCAGCATATCCTTGCGATTGCAAAGAGCGCCCGTAAGATCGTTTGCGCATGGGGGACGCACGGTTCTCTTCATGACCGCGGTCGCGAGGTCGCCGAGCGGCTCGAATTCTTCGACCTGGTGGCGCTGAAAGTGACAGCAGACGGCCAGCCAGGTCACCCGCTGTACCTCGCTGCCGATATTCAACCCAAAACGTATTTTTCGCCATGACAGTTACGCCCGACCTCACCAACGCCACCCCCGCCACGCGCGAATACTACACCTTGCCGGAATCAGTCCGCGAGGCAGCAGAGGCAATAGTCGGTAAGCCGCGCCCCATGACCCACGTCGAGATCCTGCTCGCAGTCGGGAGGGCGATTGCGAACGAGCAGGAAGCCGCAAAGAGAGGTG